GATGATGGATCTAAATATACACTAATCATTTGGCTGCACCTGGACTCTTCTTAGATGATTTTCATAATATTGAATATTTCCAAACATGTCTAAGATTGGGTGGGAACCATGAACCTCAAAGACTGTATTTGGAGAAGATACCTTATCTACCTCTTGATAAATATCTACATTATTTTGATTCTTAATATTTGATATTCTCCATCTTTTACTTAGTTGCTCTTTAGTATACATTTTAGTTTCTAACTCTTCTATATACTCTTTAGAAAAAGATTTATTATCTGAAGTAGATGACCCGCCACTTTCATTAATTGGAAGTATAGAGCATTTAATAAATTTTAGTGTAGCCCAGCGTCTAGATATTTCATTAGTTGACTCATCTTGCTCTGTTATCTGATACAGAACTTCAGCCCTCATTGTAAAAATTGAACCTTGTATGCATCCATACATTAAATGATCACAGCCTGAATCATTCTAAATTTATTAAGAATTGAGTCGGCTAAAGCATTTCCTGTTCCTTGATAAGTTTGTCCAGAAAATTCTATGGACATTTGACCATTATTAATTTTCTTAACATACTTATTTCTCCATGTACTTTCACTACATAATAAATCATTTATCAATAGGAATGCTGCCTGCTTAATTTCTAATGGTATGTAATCCCATCCAACTAAACCAGATACCTCATATCTATATCCGTTGCGGAATCTTCCTTTTCTGTATCCAGTTATATCAATAAGTTCTTGCTCTGCAACATCATCTCCAGGGGACGGAGGAACAATTCTAAGCCCGTATCCAGTTTCTGTAATTTCTACCTGATATCCAAAAATATTATAGTTTTCTCCTTCTTCAGTATCTATTACAGTTTCATTATTTTCTACCAACTTAGTAATAGATCGCATTCTAGATGGAAGAATAAGTACATCTGCTCCACTACCATATGCAGTAATTGTTCCTTGCGTTAAAGAAAGAGAAAACCCTAAATAACTATCTATAAGCATTCTTGCAGTTCTTTCTGCAGAAACAATGCGATCATAGGGGAAATAATTAGGATCTTCTGGTCTAGATGAATATCCAAGTTCTGATATAGTTTCATCTACTGTTACATATGGAACATGAATATATAAATATTCAACATGGTTAACCTGAAAACTATCTACATAGTAAGTCCATAAAACTTTTAATACTCTCTCAACATTAGTATATTGTGATGAAAGTTCATATGAGTAATCTCCTGGATAATCAGAATCAATAAGAGTTGCTACTCCAGAATTAACTACCGCTCCCGTTACTGTATCAGTAATATACACTATTGGGAGATTATCTGGTTCTGCTGGTATACCACTCCTATCATATGTAGTTAAGTTTAATACTGCTACATTATTTGTATATACCTGTAACAACTACTTGCCTCCGATTAATTATAGTATTCCTGCACCTCACGCGGGGTAGCCATTCTAAATCCCTTTTCATTACTAAATAGATATTCTGCATCATCTACAGACATAGCAACATAAGGATGCTCTTTGGTAAATACATATCCATTTACTTGATATGTTGGGTTGGCTCTTTCCATGCGTACTAGTACAGTTTCTCCAACGATTGTTTTTTTAGCCTTCTTTGGCTCTAAGTCTACTGTGGCTTTCTCTGCACCTAAGAATTTACTATACATTTCGTATGTTATTCCCTCTTCTGTTAAGACAGAAAGAATTTCATTCTTAGTTTTAAGACCTTCTAGGTCAACGGCAAAGTACTCGCCAACCTCTCGTAAATCACTAACTTTCATTGATGTAAAAGACATTTTTACTCCTATCCTCACATTAATTATATCAGAAATGACAAAAGGAGAGGATTTCTCCTCTCCGATTGCCAATAAGAGTTAAGATCAGGAAGCGACCTTAACGTTCTTAACGATTACGAAGGAATCAAGGTTTTCGACTGCTACACCAACACGAATGAATAGTGTGTATTCGATTGTGTCCTTCTTTGGCTTGAACTCACGGTAAACAGTAACATCACGCTTGATACCGATGAGGAAGTTATTTGGGAATGACAAATGAACTTCACCATGCTGTCCTGATGTTCCTGAGTATGTACCAGCGCGAGTTTCGTCAATTAGAGGAACCTCAACGACTGGAATACCGAAAGCAAACGGAATGACTCCACCTGGAGCGCCATCTGGTGCTGCTGGGTTACCGCGAAGAATGCTTGAAGCAATATCTTCTGGAGTTGAACCAACAGTTGTCAGATTGTACAGGTAGTCTTGAACCAAGTTGCTTCCGGTGAAGAAGCGCAACTGGTTACGACGTTGCTTGTACTTGCGTGGCATTTCCTTAAGTGCGCTATTGAAGATGGCCTTGCTGATTCCTGCGCCTGCAGCATCAACGACATGTGCCCCATCAAGAGCCAATTGACGGAATCCGTCAAATGCCTTAAGGAGATTGTTGCTTGTTAAGGCTGTATCTCCATTAATAGCCAAGTCTTCAACGTCATTTCCTGCTTGTGTTGCCATCAAACGGGCGATATGATCCTCAAGATCTGGTCCCTCAATACTATCCTCAAGGGATTCGCTTGAGAGTTCCCAATCTAGACGTAGTTTCTTTGTTGTTAATGAAACCTTAGTGAATGTTGCTCCACGGTCAGTCTGACCTGTGGTTTCACCTTCAGTTGCAACAACCATTAGTCTCTCACCAACGCCAACCTTGTCAATTTCGGCTGTGTCTGAACGCATACGAATTGTGCGAGCAGCGCGGGTAAGAATTGTAGCGTCAAACATGTAGTCAATGAAGCGGTTAGATTGCTCTGGCTTCAAAAGACCACCACCGTCTGCGCCAACTTCTGTGGTGTCGATTACTTTTTGTAAAAGTTCGTTACTCATCTTGCTTTTCACCTACCTTTCGATTTTTTGTTTATAGGTCACGGACGCCGAGGAAAGATCCAGACCAGATACCTTTTCTTATTGTTTTTTCTTCCTTTGACCCCTCAAGATCGCGGGACTTCTTAACAGCAGTTTCATTTTCAACCAAATCAACGCGCTTTTCGATTGTGTCGATTGCACTTTTGATATTCTCAACTGCTTTGCTTAGGGAATCGTGCTTATCAGCCAATTCTGTAATACGAGCATCTATAGTCTTGCTAAGTTCATCTACTGTAGACTTAGTTTCCTCTGCGCTCTTAGTAATATTGTCTCCAAAGAATGTTTTGAGGTCGTCCAACATTTTCACAAAGTCGGGTTCTTCAACCTCAACATCAGAGACAGCAGCCTTTTCTAATTCTTCTACCTCTTCAGTTTCTTCAACTTCTTCAGTAGCAAGATCTTCTACTACATCAGCCTTTTCAATCTCTGAATCTTCAAGTGACTTATTGCAGTTGCATTCGCAGTTTTCTCCACAACCTTCTGACTTGATAACTTCTTCTGTGGCTTCTGTTTCATCATTTTTTTCAATTTCCATATTTGCTGCACCTCCTTCAATATTGGTTTCATCTTCTGCCTGCTTTGCTACTTTGTCTGTTGCCTCAGGCAATGAATCTATTTTCCTTAGTGTACTCATTTTGTGACCCACTAAAGTTTCTGTTTCTTCCCACCCATTGCCAGATTCTCTATATATTCTTATAAGAACAGCAGGATCTTCTGGGGTAGCATTAATAGAGAAATCTGAGTCTGGAACACCTAGCGTTCCTTCTGTCATGATATATTCTATTCTTCCTCTAGCAGTACCGCCAGAAGAATTCCAGGAAACAAAGTCCCCCTCTTTTAATGTTCCAGGCTCTGCTTTAGAAATATGTCTGCTTATAGCCTTTTCTATTTCTTCACTCTTAGAAATATCATTTGACTCTACCCAACCAATATTTGTCATTTCTGTATCACAAACTATACATGTTGAGGAGTCGGACTCTTTCGCTACAGCAATTTGGTCATTCTCGCACCAGAAAATGGTATCCATTTTTAAATCTACTGCTATTCCAGTTATTGAATTTCCAGAATCACTTTTTTGTACTGCAAAGATGTTGGCTAGTTGATTTGCTGGGCTATCAACTAGAGATAATTCTACAAGTTCATACTCTTTAATAACTCTAACTGAGTCACCATTCTTCTGAACTGTATCTACTTTTGTAATGTTGCCACCGATTGAAAAACCAGAAAGAGTGCCGTCAAGAACCTTTTCCCAGGTATCTTGGGCACCCTTAGAGACATATGTATCTACAAATACCCCACGGTATGTTTCACCAGTTGACTTATCGAAAAACTGCTCTTCTCTAAAGTTAGTTACTTTACCAACAGCAATTGGCTGGTGCATTTCACGAAGATTGCCACGGAAAGTCTCAAATGCTTTCATTGATGCTTCTGCATCAACTATATCATTGTGTCGATCAACATTATCTAACGTAGCAAATCCAGATACGATTCTACGCTCTTTGTCAACCTTAAAAAACGGAACAGACAGACTTATTCTATCGCCGTCACTATGCCAATAAGACTTTTTAATTTCCATCTTAGTTAAATGTTACCAAGTATTTAAAATAATACAAAAATTTTACCCACAATTACTACACAGATCTTCCATCACCTTGTGGATTTCTTGCCTCTCCAGATATATCAGGGGAGTTATTTTCCCTTTGTTGATCCCTTTGGCGATTTCCAGTTGCCTGTGTAGTTTGTTCTGCTCTAGCCTGAGCATTTAGAACTATTGGCTTGTCTCCGCTATCCAATGCTGGAAGACCCTTTAATGCTCTAATTTCATTTGGAACATAAACTTGCATTCTGAGATATCTCTCGTCAATCTTGCTTTGAGTATCTTCATCAGTAAGAGTAAGTTCATTAAATTTAAGATAGAACATATCAGTAAATTCTTTA